CTGGAGTCTGGCCATTACAGAAACTAATGTGGTAGCAGCCAACGGCTTTGCACAGAATCATCAATTTGAAATAGTACCCGAGTTTGCTAGATATATAGAGGCAGTAGAAGCCTGCGAATCCGAGCCGTATGAGATCAAACTGGTCAGGACCGACGACGGTTTATCTATTACCAATGCTGCTCGAACTTTAATCGAAGCTATCAATAACTGGTGCGGATTTGATATCAGTAATTTAGATCTGTTGGTTGATCGGGCTCCAGTGTATGGATATACCGTAGACGAATCGCTACAGATTGATGTCACTCTCAAGCACAATGCTCGTGTTTGTAACTTGATGCAGGCACAAGAAACCAAATTTGCACCCAACAGCGATGCCTCGGTGTTCGAGGATGTTATCAAGTACGCTGACATTACCAACAGATATCCCGTCTATGTGTACGAGCCGGATATGAGTGGTAAACTGTTAGACGCCTTTGTTAAAAAATACTTCTCAGAACAAGATGTGCATCAAGTGCAGACTCTAAAAAAGCCACCGGTCACAGTAGATAAAAAAGTAATTTATTTTAACAAGTTCAGTGCCAGTTGGAATCAACCCATTCCGTTGTTGATCAGTGGTCAAGGTATGATGCACGGAGGTGAAAAATCTATGTTGATACAAGAGGCAGAAAAAGTTGTGTATTTTGCTACAGAAGTGTATAATATACACACACTGAAAAATAAAAAGTAATGCAGGCTAAACTATTAATTAGAGACGAAGTAAATGTAAAGATTGAAGGCTTGGATCTTAACACAAGAACAGCTCTGGTCAAACGATACAAATACGAAATACCTGGTGCCCGTTATCAGCCCAGTGTGCGTCTTGGTCGTTGGGATGGTAAGATACCGTTCTTCAATCTTGGCGGCACTACATATATCAACTTGCTGCCCGAGATACTGCCTTACTTGGATGAACAAGGCTACGACATTGAAGTACAAGATACTAGAGAATATCGTACCACATTTGATTTTGCCACTGTCAACGAAAACACATACAATCACAAATCGTGGCCCAAAGGACACCCCAAGGCTGGCGAACCTATTGTGCTTAGAGACTATCAGCCAGAGATCATCAATCGCTTTCTTTCCAATCCACAATGCGTACAAGAAGTAGCAACCGGTGCAGGTAAAACAATTATTACGGCTGCACTGGCAGATGCAGTCAGTGCTTACGGTCGTACAATCATTATTGTACCCAACAAAAGTCTAGTTACACAAACCGAGGATGACTTTGTCAATCTTGAACTAGATGTGGGTGTATACTTCGGCGATAGAAAAGAATACAATCGCACACACACTATATGTACTTGGCAGAGCCTAAACAATCTACTCAAGAACACCAAGAATGCCGAAGCTGAAATTACTATAGGTGAGTTCTTGGAAGGTGTAGTAGCAGTTATAGTTGACGAAACACATCAAGCCAAAGCTGATGCATTAAAAACATTACTAAGCGGACCATTTGCACAAGTGCCCATCCGTTGGGGATTAACAGGTACTATACCCAAAGAAGATTACGCTAGGCAGAGTATCAACTGCATGCTTGGTCCGGTTGTAGGACAACTAAGTGCCAGTGAACTACAAGAAGCCGGACATCTAGCACAATGCCATGTGAATGTAGTGCAGTTAGTGGATCACAAGGAATATGCGAACTACCAAAGCGAACTAAAATATCTAATAGAAACCAGCGAAAGACTAGATTACATCGCTAGATTGATAAGTACTATTGTTGATTCGGGAAATACACTTATTCTAGTAGATAGAATTAGCGCAGGGCGAGCATTAGCCGAACGCCTGCCAGGTAGTGTATTTGTAAGTGGAGCAACCAAAGCCGGGGAGCGTAAAGAACATTATGACGAGGTGGCAGAAGCTTCAGACAAAATCATTATCGCTACCTACGGTGTTGCTGCTGTTGGTATTAATATTCCCCGCATTTTTAATCTTGTTCTGCTTGAGCCTGGCAAATCTTTTGTTAGAGTTATTCAATCAATTGGGCGAGGTATTCGCAAAGCTGAAGACAAAGATTTTGTTCAGATCTGGGACATAACCAGTTCCTGCAAGTTTGCCAAACGGCACCTAACAAAAAGAAAAGCTTTTTACAAAGAAGCCAACTATCCATTTAGTGTTGAAAAGGCCGAGTGGGAATGATAGTAGTATGCGGTGACAGCTTCATGGCTCCGGATCCTGCTGCTGCTGGACAACATTTTAGTGAAATAATGGGCGCACTGAGTTTGGCTCGACCCGGATGTGGCAATATAGATATTTGTTTTCAAATCCAAGAAGCTATTAGACTGGGCGCCAATCGTGTTATAATAGGCACAACTGACAGTGCAAGAACAGAATTAAAAATGTCAGCAGACCCGCTTCAAGATCTCAGCTTGCAAAACTTTCGCAACGGCGATTATATAAGTGACACCATACCAACCTTGATAGGCGAAGAACCTGATATCAAAGACAAGTATGATATACATCCTGTTAGGAGATCAGCAGTCAAACAGTATTTTGTAGAAATGTATGACAGCGTGTTAAAACATACTACCGACATGTGGGCATTGGGATATTGGTATCAACAGTTGCAGGATCGTAAAATACCGTACGATGTGTTACCTAAGAACTTTTGCATTTACACTTATGCTCAACAACATCCCAATGAGCCATACTCGTTTCACACAGACTTTGCAACACAACAAAAGGCAGCAATTTTACTATTACAACAATGAGAATACTGACACTAGACAACACAGCCTACGAACTAAATGAAGTTCCAGACGAAATAGAGGACCTGAGATTTGCTGTATTAGACAATTCAGATCCTAGAACGCCCGATTACTTTTACATTCCTCTTATATTTCTTGAAAGCTTTAACAGTCCTGCTCTGGTTCTAAGAATAGGACAAAGCATAATCAAAATGCCAGTAGATTGGCATGTTTTAATTGGTGAACCTGATCTTGGTGACCTAGAAGTGGTGCCATTGACCAGCATCAATGATCGTGGATTTAGTGTATTCTGTTTCAATCCTATCAGCAGTTTTAAACCTGAGTTTCAACAAATTGAAATCATTGACATCTATCAAGATGTTAAATGGTATTTTCCCAAACTCAAACCCGGTCAGTTGCTGGCTGTGCCCTTAGAAACAGGACAAAATGAACCCTTGTGTGCTTATTTTGTCAAAGATATATCAAGACAAAGCGAGGTAGTGGATTATGGAAAATGCTGGTAGACTAACCCCTGGTGCTACTTACATATACGAACGAGCCAACGGAGTAGTGTATGCAAGGCGAATAGGCGACCCTCCCGATCAACGATTTGAAATAGGTAGAGATTACGATCCTAGAACTAGTGACGGTAGACCGTTACACGATCATATTAAGGATTCAAAACTTTGGGGTGAAATCCATCGTGCTGCAAAAACAAATCCTGCTTTACAAGACGCATTAGATCGTGTTAAACTAATTCATGCACTTAGTCAACAAGATGACACAGTGCCACATCATCCAGTATGACAGATAAATTAAACATAGCCAACGAAATGCGAGCCTTTGATACCAAGGATCGCAATTTCTATCGAGATCTTACAGACGAAGAGCGCAAAAAGTTTAGCAACTATCTAATGATTCGTTGGGGCTCGAGTGTACAAGGTGGCACAGAACTACAGCAATACTATTTGCTGAGTTGTAATGAAAATCTAAACAAACACTTTTTTGATCTAGCTCAACATCCTGAACTACAGTGGTTATCAGCAACTACAGTAAGTCCGGGTATGGGTACATTTAGACACGATTGGATCAAACAAAAGAAACGCGAAGGAAGCAATAACAAAGCAGTAAAGTTTTTGAGACAGATTTATCCAGAATACAAAGAAGATGAACTGGAACTGTTAGCAAAAATTAATACCACAGATGATCTTAAACAATTAGCTCGAAAGCATGGATGGGATGACAGAAGAATTAAAGCAGAGCTATAGATGTAAATACTGTGATAAAGATTTTAGAAAAGAAAGTACACTAGCTGCTCACTTGTGTGAGCAAAAACGCCGTTGGCAACAAGAAACTGAAACAGGAGTTCAATTTGGACTTAGAGCGTATCTACAATTTTATGAAACTACACAAGGTAGCGCACAACTTAAAAGCTATACGGACTTCGTTGCAAGTCCGTATTACAATGCTTTTGTTAAGTTCGGTAGACACCTGGTTGCTATTCGCTGTATTAACAGCAACAGCTATACAGCTTGGTTATTAAAGAACAACAAAAAATTAGATCATTGGTGCAAAGACAAGTTCTACGAAGAATGGCTATATGAATATATTAAAAAGGAAGCGGTCCAGGATGCACTTGAGCGCAGCCTCCGAACCATGGAGGAGTATGCCAATGGAGATAGTGGGCTTGCTAGTTTCAGCCATTATTTTAAGTTCGGTAATCATAATAGGATTTGTCATCATATTACCACTGCTCGCGTTAGTCCTTGGGTTGTTTACAACTGCGATAGTGGCATTGAGTTTCTCGAGCGTCTTGGTGAGGAGCATTTGGCCATTATTCTTCCTTACATTGATCCTGATCATTGGAATCGTAAGTTCAAGGATTACATGGCCGATGTAGAATGGTGTAAACATATCTTGAAAGCGGCCGCTTTGTGATAGTAATAGCTGCATTACCTTATGTCGAGACTCCTAGAGTCTTGGCTGCTCCGGCTGTACTCAAGGCAGCGCTATTACAATCTGGTATAGAATCTGTTACTCTTGATTTGAACCATGAAATTTATACCATGGTTTGTGCCAGTCAGCATCGAGAACTGCTAACTCAAGCATTAATATATAACGATTTTTCCGAAACAATAATCTCTGATTTTGCACGATTGGTGCAATATGCAGCCGAAAGAATCCTGTCAAAAAAGCCAACTGTAATAACGCTTAGTTTGTTTTGTTTCCAATGTAGAATATTTTGTTATTGGCTGTGTGCAGAACTACGCCAACACACAGATTGCCCTATTGTGATAGGTGGTCCGGGCATAGACTCTGTTACTTGGTTACAGGACATGAAAGAAAATCAACTCATTGACGACTTTATAATGGGCGATGGTGAAGAAAGTTTTCCTGCATACATTCAAGGTAATCGAAACTTTCCTGGCATTAATGATATGGTCTGGAAGCCTGTTACGGATTTTCAATCGACTCCTGCTCCTAACTATGATGATTACAATTTTTATTCCTATCAAGAGCCCTCTATACCTTTAGTTGACAGTAGGGGTTGTGTACAATCCTGCGAATTTTGCGATGTAATTGAGCGTTGGAAAAAGTTTCAGTTCAAAACAGCAGATCAAATTTTTGCGGAAATGATGTTTCAAATCAAAAAGCATAGAATATATCATTTTGATTTTAGGAGTTCAATCAGCAACGGTAACTTTAAAGAATTTACAGCATTGATGAATTTAATTGCTGACTATAACGAAAAGCAAGTTTTTAGAAGCCAACAAATAAGTTGGGAAGGCAGTTTTATCATTCGGGAATCACGAAACGAACGAGTGTTTGAAACCCTAAGTAAAACAAATGCAACGCTGTTTATGGGTGTTGAAAGTGTAAACGAACATACTAGAAAAAATTTAGGAAAAAACTTTAGAAATGCGGCACTAGACTGGACACTACTGCAAATTGAAAAGTACAAGTTAGATGCCAAACTGCTGCTTATAGTCGATTACCCCACAGAAACCTTAGAAGATTATGAAGCTACAAAAAACTGGTTTATAAAAAATAAACACTATGCTAATATATTAAGAGAAGTAGCTTTTGCCCGGGCCGGTATTATACCTAATACCCAACTAGATAGACGAAGTGAAGAATACGGGCTTGTTAAAAATGGATATATTTGGATGAATACCAAGTTGGGTATAGATGTAGAAACTAGATTTCGACTTGGTGAAGAGGTAATTGAACTGGTAGAGTCGTTAGGATTTCGAGTTGAACGGGCACTGTAATTTAAAACTGATTTTTCAAATTAAAAAGTTTGATCTATGCGACTTAGAACTGTATACTAACGAGCAGACACTTTTATTTGATGCAGAAACCAAAGATAATCATATTGTTGTTAGCGCAAGAATACAGTTACCTGCAAATTTACAAATTGTTTCTCGAGGCAAAAATTTAACGCTAACAGAATTTTGGTTAGGAAACATCAAAGCAAGTGCAACAATGTTAAGCCAAATTTGTTCTGTGACTTATGCAAACAACAAAATCTTGCTAAGTAACTCTTTACTGATTCCTGGCACTATGACTATAGAAATTTACAGTCGATCATTTATTGAATATCATTTACTAAACAAAAATTTGTGTACCTATGAATAGCGTCAAATTTAACAGCGATATTGATATCGATGTGGGCAATAGAGATCAAGCTCTTGCTGTAGTAAAAAATACTGCTGCAAGTATCATTCGTAACGGTAAAATAACAAAACATAACACAGGTGTGTATTTTACAGGGATACCACAAGACCCAGTTACTGGTCAAGCCAGTTTTGATTATCAACAAGCAGAACAGTTAGGATACATCAAAGTAGATATTTTAAATGTAGGGTTATATCAACAAGTAAAGTCAGAACAGCATTTGCAGGAGCTAATGAATCAAGAACCTGAATGGGATAGACTGTATGACCCAGAGTTTTGTGCAAAATTGATTCATATAGGCGCACATTATGATACGCTAATAAAAATGCCCGAAGCAGTAAATAGTATCCCCAGACTGGCTATGTTTTTGGCTGTTATCCGTCCAGCAAAGCGTCATTTAATTGGTCGCTCTTGGCGCGAAGTTGCAGAAACTATTTGGGAACGACCTACAGATGGTGGTTACTACTTTAAGAAAAGTCATTCGGTTGGCTACGCACATCTTGTTGCGGTCAATATGAACCTACTTAGCCAAGCTTCCGAACAAGAGTAATCGATCTTCTTTTGCTGCGTTTGGCAGCAATTTCTTTAAGGCTCACTTGCGGGCCAAATTTGATCGCCACATCTTTGCTGTTCATTGTTTTAACCACAGTTCTAAAAGGCAACCATTCAGCTTTTAGAAACACATTGATAGGTATAAGCCTATTGCTTTCCCACCACCAAGTCTCTGCTAGCTCTAGAAATTGTTGTTTTTGCTCTAGAGTTCTTAGCGCACCGTAATCGTAAATTGTAGTAATTACTTCGTCAAGATTCTGAATCACGCCTATGTATTCATTGCCACCGTATACAAGGTAAGTTAAGAACGGATATTTTTTTAGCAGTTGCTGGTAATCAGGTTCGTCCATTTTTCAATAAATACAAGATAATGCAAATTCTAGCTTATTTATATCCGAATATAGTAGAGGTCCAATTTTGGGATCCCACAATATTTTCACCAAGGAACAGAGTCGTGTACAGTCGCCCAATTAAAATCTATCAAGGCATAGACAATCCTATGCAAGTTGTAGTACTAAATCAAGACCAAAAACCTGTTGATCTTACAGGATATTTGGTACAAATGGATATTCAAGATCCTTTAAAGCAAGGCAGTGTAGAAAGTCTGCCAGTTACATTTACCAATATTTTAAAAGGTCGCGGAGCATTTACTATACCTAGAGATGTTGTAAATGCTTTAGATCAAAGATTTTATAAAATGACACTAAAACTTATTGAACAAGCTACGAATATTGAACGCCCGCTATACATTGACGCTAATTGGACAGCACCAATTGATTTAGAAGTTTTACCAGGTTGGTACGAAAGCATGCCATTGACTTTAGATAGCGATGAAGTTATAGATTCAGGAACAATATAATGACAATAACATATGATAAAACAGTGCTTTTAAAAAGAGGCAACACAGCAGTAAGCGTCACTTATACCGGTCCGCTCGGTGAAGTCACTGTTGATACGGATTTAGATACATTACGAGTACATGACGGTGTTACCCCGGGTGGTCATATTCTTGCAAATGTTTCACAAATTAACAGTAATATAAATCTATCAGCAGTTAATGCTAATGTAGCCGCGGCCAATTTAACTATAGCATTGACTAATGCAAACATCGGAGCATTTCAAACCTACGCTAACATTGAATTTACAGATTTATGGGCAAATGCCGCTGCTCAAACTATTGCTCTTGACAATTTTATAGCTGGAACTGGCTTCGCTACATCAGCTAATCTTGGTGCTTATCAAATATATGCTAATGCAAACATTGGAGCTTATCAGAATTTTGCAAATATAACATTTGCCGAATTGAGTGCAAATTTAGGAAACATTATTGTTGGCACAGGGTTTGTTACACAGACTGAATTGATAAACAATGTTAACATAATAAGTGCTAATATTGGCAGTTTCCAAACTTTTTCTAACGCCAATGCAGCAATTCAAAGTCAGGCATTATTTCAGGCAAATATAAACAATGCAGCCAATGTTATTGCAGCCAATGCATCAATTTCTGCATTGCAGACAAATGCCGCAATACAACAAACACAGATAAATGCATTGGATGCTAATATTGGTAGTTTGATTACTGGAACAGGTTTTGCTTCATTGGATCAACTTAACGCAAATGTTGGAATATTGAATACAAAATTAAGGGTTAATGTTGAAATAATAAGTGCAAATTTAGGTGCATATCAGACATTTGCGAATGCCAATTCTATTGCTCAGAGTAATTCAATTGATACTTTGTTGGCTAACGCAGGAACACAAGCAACTTCAATTAATTCAATGACTGCAAACATAGGTGCCTATCAGATTTTTGCCAATGCAAATGTGGTAGCAATACAAGCCAACCTAGGTTCATATCAGACTTTTGCTAATGCTAACATTACAACAATACAGGCTAATTTAGGTGCATATCAAACATACGCAAATGCCAATGTGGTTGCAATACAAGCTAATCTAGGCTCTTATCAAGTTTATGCCAATGCAAATGCAGCCTCACAAGCTTTGGCCTTAGATAACTTAACAAGTAATGCAGCCACTCAAGGTTCATTGATCAACACAATCAATGCTAATGTAGCAGCAGCCAACGCCGCTGTAACAACTTTAACAGCCAATGCAGCCACACAAAGTACTCAAATTACTTTGTTAAATGCCAATGTGACAGCAGCCAATGTCTTGATAGCTAGCTTGCAAAGCAATGCCGCTGTTCAAGCAAACATACTGGATGTGCTGACTGGTAATGCTGTTACACAACAGTCAGAATTAGCTGCATTGGTGGCCAATGCTGCTGCACAAGGCAGCGAACTCACAGTGTTGATAGCAAATGCATCTGCACAGGCCGGCAATCTAACCACATTGATATCAAACGCTGCTACCCAAGCCACTGCCATAGACTCAATCACGGCCAATATTGGTGCTTATCAGACCTATGCCAATGCCAATGCAGCAGTTCAGGCGGCCACACTAAC